ATGTTAGTTGCTGCTGATGTTGGTCGTTCGCAAAGTCGTTTCATCGGTAAAGTAAATGAAAATAAAGTATTTGAAGCCTTCCCGAGTCTTTTAAGACCGTACTTCAAAACTGAATGGGATGTTCTTCAAACAGAAAAGGATACGGTGATCGAGTATGAAGGCGAATCTTTCTATATCGGCGAGATTGTAGAATATGTAAAGGAAACCGGCGATAGCGGCCGGGTGTTTGACCCCAAAAAGACAGGGAAAAACACACTCCTATTTACGCTCTTAGGTTTGTATCGACTCGGAGCGCATGAATATGACCCTGTAGATCTCGTCATTGGCACACCTCTTAATAGGTACAACGAGGACAAAGATGGTTTGAAAAAGCTCTTAACCAATCGGCATCACATCAAAGTGACCACAGGAAATGGAACGGATCACCGGGTGATTGATATTAAAAAATGCATTGTTACCGTTGAAGGTGCAGGGATCTTCTACAGTAACGTAACGGATGATCTGGTTAGGGTTATTGATTTAGGGGCTGTCACTTTGAACGCGCTCACCTTCCGAAACAAACGGTTCATTCCCACGGAATCTTACACCTTCAACTGGGGATGGGATACATTGAAGCCGGAAAACCGTACACATAAATATGTCGCCGCTCTTATCCATGACTCACTGGCCACGAAATGGGCGAAAGATGATAAAGTAATGGTAGGTGGCGGACAAGCTAAGGGACTAGCTCCTGCAATCCAGGAATATTTCCCGAATGCTTATTCCGTCCCTGATCCCCGAAACGCAAACGTTGAGGGATATTTCAGGATCGGAAAGGTGATTAAGTGGTGAGTAAAAAAAAACTGGTCATCCAGGTGACTTTCAGCCCTGATGATCAAAAAGAAATGGAGATGTATGAGTATTTAAAGGGGGTGGGAAATGCAAGCGGGCATATCAAGAGGCTGATTTACCTTGATATGGTGTTAGGAAAATTAAGTGGCGGAACCATTGAGGTTAAACCGAATGAAGAAACAACTGTAAAAGAAATGAAAGAAGATTTAGGATTTAGTGCAGATGATTTAGGCGGTATCTGCGGATAAGTTAAATGGCCCACTGGCGGACGGCTCGCAACCCTCACCAGTGGGCCAAACTCCAAAATATAGGAAAGGAGTTGTTTCCATTGTATCAAAGGGAAACTGATTTTGAAATATGGAAACCGATCCGGGGATATGAAGGCCTGTACTCGATCTCCAATCTGGGGAGAGTAAAACGGGAAAAACGAGTCATTGTTAATCGCCGCGGGACCCGACAGGTGATGAACGAGAGGATCTTAAAGCCGTATCACAGGAAAGGGAAGGGGCTTGAAGTCACTCTCTGCAAAGACGATCACAAAAGAACGTTTCTCGTCCATGTTTTGCAAAGAAAGCATTTTGAAACCTCCTTTCACGACTAATCCAACGTACTTTCACGACTACTTTCACGACTTTCATGATGTAACGAGAGATCAACATATTTGCCTCTCTCCTCTCACGACTTCTGTCTATAAATTGGCTTTTCCCTGGGATTAACCAATGGCGATGTCGTGAAGGGGAGGGGCTTGTTATGGGAGGAGAGAGAAAATGTTTTTCAAGATTCAAACAAGAAGAAGGATGTACGGGATCTATTGTGAATTTGATGATAATTACTACTCAATGGAGATAAGCATAATGCCTAAGAAATTATGGCGATTGTCTAAAAGGGTTATTGTGACTGATCATCTAAGTATTGAAACAGACCCAAAAAGTAAGGCAGCAGAACTCATTCAAAAGTATGAAAAGGCCGAAGACTACGAAGATGAGCTGGAATCAAAAACATTTCAAATCGATGGGGATCAGATCCAGGAGGTAAAAGAAAAGAGAAAAGTTAAAGTACACCATTGGGATGGTGGGGTGGAAGAGATTTTAATTTAAAAGGGAGCATGCAGCTCCCCTTTTTTATTCATTTTGGATGTAATAAGAGACATTAATTATAAATTGGGGTATAATGAGTATAGCTAGCGAATTGACTGTCTAATACATCGGCGCCACTATCTCCCGAAACCATGACCTCTGCGGTCGTGTGGAAATCCATTTTTGGATAGAGAATAGGGCGCTGATTTATTCTGCGGGAAGACCCAATATGAAAATCGGGATCGATATGTGCACGTGAATGTGTCACAAGCTAAAAATATGGAATATTATATGGAAAAGGACTTTTGACGAATTGACAACGCATCAGGATATTTATATGTTTGAAATATAAGCAGCATTAAACACCTGAATAATATCCTGTTTATTGATATAACCTAATCAAAAGTCCTCTGTTTTATGTGAGGTGTTTTTATGGCTAACATTCGGGATGTAGCCAAATATTTTTTGACGAAGGTTGATCGTACCGAGGACACAATAACTCATTTGAAACTCCAAAAATTATGCTACTACGCACAAGCTTGGCACTTAGCAATTAAAGATAAGCCGTTGTTTAATTCAGTGTTCCAGGCCTGGGCAAACGGCCCGGTTTCTCCTGAATTGTGGCAAGAATATAAACATCATGGTTTTGAACCTATTGATTACCCAGAAAACTTTGACCCATCGGTGTTGGCTAAGGAGGAAAGGGAATTTCTTGATGATATTTGGGATGCATACGGTTGTTATACTGCCAAGTATCTGTCCGACTTGACTCATCAAGAAGATCCCTGGATCAAAGCCAGGGGCGATGCGCGCCCAGGCGAAAAATGCACCCGGATAATTAGTGATGAAAGCATGAAGGAATATTATAAAGAGATGCTGGAGGACTAATGGGGAAGAAGAAAATTAAACCAAAGCGTAGAAAGAAGATTGCTGGTAAAAGTGTTTTAATCCCACAGCCCGAACAGGGGAGTACAGATGGCGACTCCCCTGTCTTTTCGTTTAAATACTGTGATAATAATAAATTTGTACTGTGGGATCTGTCTAAACCAGAACTAATGAGACTGATGGACTTTTTCAAACAAGCTGAACGCTTAACCTGGGGAGAAATCATAAAGCAGAGAAAGCGTGGGTTGAGATATGATTCACGGAGCACAAATGAAATCAAGTACAAATTACCAAATGATTTATCTGAAGATTTAACCTTGATTCATTTGGCAATGTCAGGGAGAGGAAGAGTTTGGGGTTTTAGAGACGGAAGAATTTTTCATATAATCTGGTTTGATAAAGATCATAAAGTTGATAAAATGTCGTGATACATAAAGGAAATTATTAAAATACGGAGAATTGGAAATATAAAACCCAAGGAGCTATTTAATAATGGCTCCTTTTTTTGTGTTTATGATTGGTTCCAGGATAAAAATATAGAAAATTTTAACTTTTATAGTTTGATCTTGTAGCGTGCGTGGTAGATGTCTTATGCTAATGAAATGACTTGGCCCAGGCATTTGTTGACCCAGCCATACTTTTATGTGATATAATTAGTAACCCGAACAATAGTTCCCTAAATGGACACAAACTATACTATACATTCCGAATAATAAATTATAGGCATATAGTCTTAAGACTCTTAGAGGGGGGGCTAAATATGGCTATAAAAATATATCAAAACCACTGCCGCTTCCCCATAACCGACAGTGGTCAGGATTTAGAAATGTATTTGATGGAAATTTGTGAGTCTTTAAGCATAGAATTCACCATGGATTGTAGGCGATTAGTTAATTTGTTAAATAAAAAAGGATACATAGATGATATAGAGTATTCATCTATGCTAAAAGTTTTATACTTTTAATCAGTTTTTTTTCCTCTGTGTTTTTAGTCTCATCGTCTTTTTTTTCCTCACTAACTTTCCTGCCCTCTTTAACGCGATCACGAATGATAGCAAAAAACTCTGTGAGGATTTCACGCTGTTCCGGAGTCAGCTCTTGGCCACCCCAGGTGGCTCTTTTATTTTTAAGCGCTTCTTTTATGTCTATACTATCTTCTTTCTCTTTCTTCTCCAGGCCTAATAAATAATCTGTAGTTACTCCATAAAATTCAGCCAATTTTTTTAACGTTTCATAATCGGGATTTCTACGCCCAATTTCATATTGACCATACGTTCCTCTGTTAATCCCGATAATCTTGGCTAAATCTTCCTGGGAATATTTTCTTTTCTTTCGTAACTCCTTTAATCTATCGCCTAAATTCATGATATCCATGCGATTCGGATCGGCAAAGCGCTGAATACCTAGAAAATCCTTTGATAAAACCTGAAGACTATGCAAAAGGGATGAGACTTTATAACGAGCTTTGCAGGAGGGCACATGAGTTAAGGAGTGAGATTCATGAATAGAGCAGCAAAACGCCGGGGCCGTCCCGCTCAAAGTGAACCTAACTATATTGCTTGTCTTGACTGGAATTTTGGCTGGCAACATCCGAGGGATTTCGAAGAGTTAAAACGCGCTTGGGAGCAGGGGTACGGATACGAAGACATCGCCAGGGCGCTTGGACGGCCAGAAAATGAAGTGATCATGTATATCATGGACCACTGGGTAAAAGAAACTTGCCCGATCGTCCTGGAGGCATCTGGGGAAGGAGGCGGAGAGGATGAAATTGTTTCTAGCGACACATGATTATCATTTTATCGGGCCAGGCATGACATTAGTTTCGGCAGAGTCAGAAGAGATGGCCCGTGCGATGGTGGCGGAAGAAATCAAGAAACACGGTCTTTCTCCTTTTGAACAGCCCATCGTTTTAGAGGAAATCAAACTGGACCAGCCTTTTGCCAAGGTCATTTGGGACGGGGACTATTGAGGAGGTGGCTTGGAATGAAAGTTCTTGATCTCTTCTCAGGTATTGGTGGTTTTAGGTTAGGCATGGAAGCCGCAGGGCATGAATTTGTCGGGTGGGTGGAGATCGATAAACACGCAAGAAGGGCATATGAAGCTATACATCAACCGGAGGGAGAGTGGACTGCTCATGACATCACGAGTGTTACAGATGACGATATTCGACTACTTGGAAGAGAAAGAGGACCAATTGACGTTATCTGCGGAGGATTTCCGTGCCAAGCTTTCTCAGTGGCGGGGAAGCGAGGAGGATTCAATGATACACGAGGTACACTCTTTTTTGAAATTGCAAGGTTCGCATCTATTCTCAAACCTAAATATCTATTCCTTGAGAACGTCAAAGGGCTTCTTAGCCATAACCGAGGGAGAACCTTCGAGACGATCCTCAGGACGTTGGATGAGCTGGGGTATGATGCGGAATGGCAAGTGCTTAACAGCAAGAACTTTGGAGTCCCGCAAAACCGAGAGAGGGTGTTCATTATCGGACATCTTAGAGGAGAACGTACCCGACAAGTATTTCCTATCGAAGGAGAAGGCACAGAAACTTCTCTCAGACAGTTGAATCCTGGAACCAGAGATGCAGAAAGGATTTATGACAGTAGAGGAATTGCCCGGACTCTCAAAGCAGAAGGGGGGAGGGTTAGGGGCTAAAACAGGACTTTACCTTGTTACCAAAAAAGGGGATCGGTTAATTCCGAGAAAGATAGCAACCTGCTTGGATGCTAATTATTACAAGGGTTTGGATAATCATCAAGCAAGAACAGGAGTACTTGTGAGGGCAGTATTAACTCCTGATAGACAAAAGAAACGGCAGAACGGACGAAGGATGAAAAAAGATGGTGAACCGATGTTTACTTTAACCGCAAGAGATATACATGGTATTGCTTTTCGCATACCAGGACCAAACGACCTTTCAAAAACCGTGAGATCAAGCGGAAGAGGGTCAATGGATATGAAACACACTTGGGATTATGTTCATGACGCAAATTACCGCATCCGCAAACTGACTCCCCGCGAATGTTGGCGGCTTCAGGGTTTCCCAGATTGGGCATTTGATCGGGCGAGAGATTCCGGGATTTCAGACACCCAACTTTATAAACAAGCTGGAAACAGCGTAACAGTTAACGTCATTTACGAGATAGCTAAAAGGATGGGAGTTGAATGACATGAGTTTGCCGGCAGGATTTGTACAAATCGATTTGTTTGGAACTGAATCTAAAGCGGACCCGATGTCAACACCAGCGACCAAACCAAAGCGTAGGAAAAGGAAGAAAGGCATTGTCTATCGTTGTTCTCGATGCGAAAAGACTATTGAAATAGACATCCCGGCTGTTGTAGTTGTTTGTGGTTGCGGCCGAAGAATGGAGAGGGAGGAGAGACCATGAAATTCACAGTACCTGGAAGACCGATACCAGCAGTCCGTATGACTCAACGTGGGAAGTTTGTAAAGGCTCAGGCGGGTCGGTATCTGGCTTATAAAAATCAAATCGGTTGGGAAGCCAAAGCAGCGAAAGTAACGAAGATAGACGGACCAGTGGAAGTAAACGCAATTGCCTATATTCATGGTAACCGTGACGGGGATATAGATAACCTGGCAAAAAGTTTTCTTGATGGTCTTAACGGGATCTGTTGGAACGATGACAAGCAAGTGGTAAAACTCACGGTTGAAAAGAGAAAGGTAGCAACCAAAGACGAGCAGAAAGCAGAAATCGAGATCCGGGAGGCGAAAACAAATGAGATTTGATGGGGACTTGGTATTTGTCTACACAGAAAGCAGATCAGAAATGGAACAAATCAAAAACGCGGGCTACAAAACAATTCGAAAAGGCAACGGGTGGTTCTGTGAAATAGATATCTCTTTTTTGCGGGGAAGGAGTGGGGAGCATGGGGAGATACAGAACTGAAGAGTATACAACCAAAGAACTTGCGTATATCTGTAAGTTCTATGAGTATGATGGACCATCCCGTTTAGGTATGGCCTTAAATAGATCGTCAAAATCGTTATCGGAAATAGTACGAGCTCTAAAGAAGAGTGGTGAATATGAGTTTTATAAAAAGCTTTGGGATAGGTTGTGTGAAAAAGGTGCATGAACAAAAAGAGCAGCCCAAAAGAACGGGCTGCACTATAGTTAAGCCAATAATCATTATAACACAGATACCGGGGGGAAGCAGGATGGGAGCAGCTAAGAAGATCAGAGACGGGGTATTCAAACATGTTGAAGCTGAACTGTACAGCTACTGGGATTCGATCAAAGAATTGAAACGATTGAGAGAAGAGATCATATATTCCACACCATTTGTAGAAGGAGATGGAGGGAAATCAAATCTTCCAGGTGATCCAACTGGCCGGAAGGCAACAGCTCTTTTGATGCACCGGAGGATCCAACAGCTAGAGCAGATCACCAAAGCAATCCGTATAGTATACGACCAGCTCCCTCCTGAAAAGCAAAGACTGGTCCAAATGAAATATTGGACGAGTCCTCAAATATTCACTTGGGAGGGGATCGCTCAAAGAATTCCCATCAGCAAAAGACAGGCATTAAGATGGCGGGATGAGATTGTACATGAGATAGCGGAGAGTTTGGGATGGCGTTAGATGGCACTTTCATGTCACTTTTGAGGGTATAAAACGATGTAATATGATAGTACCTAATAAAAGGTTAATACAATTTGGATCAGCCTGAATCGATTCCATTCCAAAACTCCTCCCCAAATTTGTAAGTCATCTGCAAAGGGGAAAGCGGTCATAAGAGCCGCTTTTTTATATCGCTAATAACCGGGAGTAACTAAAAAATATGGAGGTGTGTCCCCTCTCTTCTCTCTCTATATGTAGTTCTCCCGGTTTTTTTATAAAGAAAAAGCCGCCTTGTTGGGCGGGGTTATTGCTTTTGGCGTTCTAGGTTTTCTTTAGCTTCTTCAGCTGATCTCTTAGAGGCTTTGGCTTGCGAAAACGCAAAAACTGCAGAGATTAAGGCGACAGATGCACTTAAGATAGATATGAAAACATATTGGTTCATAACAATCGCCTCCTTTAATAATAATTTCGTATGTTGCCTTGCGATTCCTCTTAGATTAAGTAACAAAAAGACCGCCTCAGAGGGCGGTGTTATAACGATGATCCAAGGGAAGCTGGCTAAATAAAGAAAAAACCGTTCATTTGATACTGAGATAGGAGGTATATTATGCAGAACCATCAACACTCTATGCCTCCTTAGATCTGAGAGCCTGTTATACTGAGTTTGTTTTGATTTCAAGAGGAAATGAAATAACGAGTGTTAGCCTTCTGACGAAGGGCTTTTTTCTTTTTTAGTCGAATTCGATAGTGCAAGCTCTGAATTATTCATCAAAATTTTTCCATTTTATATATTGCATAACGATGCATCGTGAAATATAATATATAATGCAGTACACATTTTAAAAGTGGGGTTCTGATAATGGATAAAGAAATCATGAAAGGATCAATTGATATTCTTATTCTTTCTCTTTTAACCAGAAAGAACATGTATGGATATGAACTCGCCAAAAGTATCAAAAAGGAAAGTGACGATTTATACGATATGGGGGAAGGTACTCTTTATCCTGCATTAAAACGTTTAGAATCAAAGGGGTACTTGAAGTCTTACTGGGAAGTAGCAAAAACAGGGAAAAGGAGAAAGTATTATGCAATTTCGGAAGATGGAGAAAAAATTCTCAAAAAGAAACTGGAAAATTGGAAGAGCCTAAACAGACTCGTTTTGAAAGTATCTCGGGAGGCATTTTCATGAGTCGCTTTCAATCCTATATTGACCAAATGATAAAAGATATCGATTGTAGCGAAAAAATGAAAAGAGAATTATCAGAAGAACTTGAATTTCATTTGGAAATGCTTTTACAGGAATACCTTGATCAGGGATACTCTATGGAGGCGGCAATGGAATGTGCCATTGCCGATTTTGGTAATCCGCAAGCGATCGGCAAAGAACTAAAGAAAACCATGGTTGGAGGGATGATTATGAAAAAACTGGCTTTATTATTGGGAATCGGCCTTTTGATTTTTGGATTATTATGTGTTTTCAAGTTTATTGATTTGCTTACTACTCCTGTTCATGTAGGAATTGACATCGATTTTTATGGATTAGAGATCGAGAAGGGGGTTCCCGAAGCCGAAATATATTTTTATGCACTGAAATTTTTGGGTATTGGGATTGTATCCTTAATTGTCTGTGGATTTTTATTTAAAACAGGATTCAACAAAAAAAATAAGAACACATCATCGTAATGAAATAAATAGATAAATATTTTATAAATATTAATATACAAAAAATAATATTTTTCACCCCTATTAAGAAGGAAAATCTTTGTATTGGTCGAATTATACTACAATTTTCTAAAAATAGGGGTGGGTTAAAATTTACGCTAAATTCGCTAAGTTATCCGCTTTGTCGTTGGCGCTGAGTCTTCTGTTCGTAGGAAATGCTTTTGCTTGGGACAAGATTTATTCAGATCAATGGAGTGGGCGTACATCTCCCACCTACGGCCCTTGGAAAGGATCAGTTTTTTCATATCATGATTTAGGAAGCACAGATATCGTCAAAGTCCAAGTTGAAAACGTCTCTTATAATTCAAGTAATATCGAATCTATACGAGGCAACTATTACAGTCATAATTATCGGCATGGTTTGGATATAACAGATGTAGGTACTGGAGGGAAAAATGGAGCTCCTCCTATGAGTTACAATGGCTTTTGGTATACAAATTACCCAGAACCTTATTTTGATGTTGATAACGACGATGGAGTATACGGGAATGAAGAAACAGAAGTTGTATGTCAAAAGGTGTTAGATATAAAAACGGGTGTTGCTTATGATTTTTATGTAGAATTTTATAATAGTATTAACCCAACGAATGTAGCAGGATATTTTGAGATAAATTCACATGAAAGTGAATATTGGCCTATTGTAGGCGAATATCAAACTAGGCACTATAGTAAGCCCCCATTACAGGATGCTTATTATAACACCCATTAGAAACGGAGGTCTCTAAAATGAAGAAAAAATGGATTATTTCTCTGGCATCTGTCCTGTCGGTAATAGGGTTGATCTCTGCTGGTTCATTGTACGCTGACCAAGAGTTTACAGAAGAGAAAGCTAAAGTGATAAAACAAGAAGATTTAGCTGAAGGGAATTTTGAATTAACTGCAAGCAATAAAACAAATTCAAAAGAGGTTGAAGTAGATGTCATACTTCAACAAGACTCTCCTACTCTAGAAGATCTTGAAGCATATCGGAATCAAATGCCTGGTTACTTCGAAACGTTGAAAAATAAAGGGCATGACAATATCCCTGTAACCGTAACTATGAAAGAGGCACTCTCCGCTCAAGATTTCGAAAATTTTGTTCAAGAAAATAGCTTAGAAGTTGAAAACTTTGAGATTCGAGTAATGGATGAACAGGGATTACGAGCAACTTTGGGAGGACGACCTGATGACGGGGATTTATATCCAGAAAAAAAATTAAATGAGTTCCTTGATGGAGAAAAAACTATTAAGGGAGTATATCTCATTAAAGCAAATATGCCTGTGGAACAAGAGTTGTTTGATAAACTTCACAACGATAACCGGGTATTTGTAGCTGATGTTTCTGAAAAGATATTGGAAGAAAAAGTGAAAAACTCAACTGAGTATAAGCAACTGGGAGATGATAAACACATTGATATAAATCTTCCCAATAATTTATATTGGAAATTAGAGGATTTGAAAATAGCAAAATAAAATTTCCGTAAATATAAGAATAGTTTTATTAGTTCGTAAGTTTGATTGTGTTGCTTCAATTATATATTCGTAAAAAGGACAAAAAAAGCTACCTTTTCAGGTAGCTTTTTTTCGGTGATCTATGTGTAATGAAAATCAGTATGAACATGTATTTAACATATTTTGTAGAGAAGTTTTCTCGGATGATTGCAGTGTCAAGCCCCATTTAAATTTTGTATGAATCCACCACTTTGCGTAAGCGCAATGTGCTCCCTCTCTTGGGGGCTTCCATTCCGAAGGATCCTGATCTCCTTTTGAACGATTAGTACTAGCGGACACAGCAATCAATTGCGGACCAGACAAATCATTTGCAAATGCTTGGCGCTTTTCTGTGGTCGGGTCCATTTATCCGACCAAACTCCACAAACAAATTAAGTTTGGCAATAGATTGAGGAATGTTGCCTTGTTGTTTGTATCCTTTATTGCTTTTTTTGTTGTGGTTATTAATTCGCCTGATGAAAGTCAACCGGTTGCACAAGAAACTAAACTGCATCAGGAAGATCAAAACAAAGCGGTAAACTGGCAAGAGGAAATAAAGAAGATCGCAACATCAGACAAAACGGAAACAGAGAAATGTGATGAGTTTTCATCTTTGGCGCGCAATTATCGGCCAGAACTGAAAGAAATAGCAGAATTTGAAACATATATAGTGGAAGAGTTCAAAACGGGACGATATTTGAGCGATCTAAAAAAACATGAGTACATGCTGACGAATATTTTCAAATCGGAAGTTGTTCATAGGTATTATGATGATCAGTTAAATACACCGATTGACAAATTTGCATTCTACTTCTGGCAAAATTCAAAATACACGTATCGTGGAGCGGATTCCGTATATAGTGCTGATACAGTGCGAAATAAAGAGCGTATGGAAGAGCTATTGAAAAAGATGCAATAGGCCACTTCAGTGGTCTTTTTTGTTTGGAGTAAGGAGGGATTCGTATCAAGGAATGGGCTAAATCATTTTATAAAGGAAAGGCGTGGCGGCAATGTCGTGACGCTTTTTTTATTTCAAAGCTTGGACTGTGTGAAAGGTGTGGCGGTCCAGGCAAAATTGTTCACCACAAAGTTTATCTAACTCAAGACAATATCAATGATCCTAGCATAAGTCTTAACTTTGATAACCTGGAGTTGTTATGCCAGGACTGTCACAACAAAGAACACCATGGTGGTAAAGCGACGAGAGATGATGTCATGTTTGATGAGAGCGGGAACCTGGTGAAGTTATAGCCCCCCCGATTCAAAAAGTAAAACACCTTGGCTAGGGACCGGTGGGGGCACCTTCGAAAAACACACAAGCCTCGCGCGTGACCCCCCTACCCTAAAAATGGGTCCCTGAGGAGGCAAGAAAGGCAGGTGATTTTGTGTCGAGAAAAAAGGAACTGACTAAAGATGAACGGATTTCCAAGGAGGAAAGGCGATTACGCCGGAGTTACAAGGATTTGCCCAAAGATAAGAAGCAGGTTGTCGACGGATTAATTCGGCGGGCGGCATATATGCGGGTTACGCTCGAAGATATGGAAGTGGACTTGGACAAAAACGGCTTTGTCGAGATGTTCACGCAATCTGAAAAGATGGAACCGTATGAACGAGAGCGGCCTGTTGCCCGTCTGTACAATACGATGAATAAAAACTATCAAAGCATTATTAAACAGTTGTCTGATCTGCTGCCGAAGGACGAGCCAAAGGAAGAAAGTGACGGCTTTGAGGCTTTCGTGATGTCTCGTGATTAGGTATCCGCTTGATTACAATCCGATTTTAGAGTATTGGGAGAAGATTAAATCCGGTAAAGAAGTTGTATCTCGTAAGGTTCAGAGAGTATACCAAAAGCTTGTCGATGCTCTAAACGACGAAAACAGCGAATGGGAGTATAACCCAAAGAGAGCGAACCATGCTATTGAGTTTATTGAAAACTTTTGCAAGCACAGCAAGGGGAAAATGGGTGGAAAGCCGTTTATCCTTGAACTCTGGCAAAAGGCCATGGTTGCCGCTTTGTTTGGGTTTGTTCATAAGATCGACGGGACCCGGAAGTATCGGGAATTGTTATTTATCGTTGCGCGGAAGAATGGGAAATCAGCGCTTGGATCAGCCATTGCGCTTTACATGCTGGTTGCTGATGGAGAGGCAGGGCCGGAAGTTGTATCAGCCGCTAGAGCGGTGGCGGCTTAAAACCGGGCAAAATCGGTGAAGGCTAAGTAAGTATTGGTTCCTTGGTTTGTATATGTGTGTTATAATTTTTGTTTGAGGTGAAACAAATTGAGACCATGCATATACAAAATCAAGAATAAGGTTAACGGAAAATTCTATATCGGTAGCACATTAGATTATAAAGATAGATGGAGAGACCATATAAATGCATTAAGAAAACAAAAACATCATTCAATTCACTTGCAAAGAGCATGGAATAAGTATGGCGAGGATAACTTTGAGTTTGAAGTCATTGAATTTTTGGATGGTGTCAGTAACGAAGAATTGCGAGAAAGAGAAAAATACTATCTAAGTACACTAAAACCATACAAAAGAGAAATTGGATATAACGTTTCTAGAGGAACAACAACATGTGTTTTGTATGGTAAAGACAATGGTTTTTATGGAAAAAAGCACACTGGCGAGGCAACGCGGAAAATTTCCGAAGCCCTAAAAGAATATTATCGGCGCTATGGTCACGTTTGTGTCGGAAGAAAAGTTTCTAAAGAAACAAAGATGAAAATTTCAAGGGCGAATAAAGGAAGGAAATTGAGTGAAGAAGCAAGAAAAAAATTGTCCATAATCCATAAAGGCCGAAAGCCATGGAACTACGGTAAAGAATTACCAGAATCAGTAAAGGAAAAACTGAGCGAAAAGAATAAAGGTGAATTAAATAACAATTCAGTTATTACAAGAGAAACAGCAAGAAGAATAAAAATGGCTCTTTATTGCGATATGGATATTAAGGAAATAGCCAAGGCACTTTGGGTTAGTACTCATGTCGTTTATAACATCAAAAACTTAAAGACATGGGATTTTGTAAACAGTGAATTGAATGAGTATATCAAGAATAGGGAAGAAGAATACAAAGAAGCGAAAAGAAAACGTGCTATCGAATTATACAAAGAAGGTTATTCAACAAATCAAATTGCAAAAATGTTGAACATGAGTCGCAATAGCATAAGAAAATGCTTAAAAGAAAATAATATAGAGATCATTCAAATAAGAAACCAATACTTATATGCTAACACCGAGGTAACGGGGTACACCACCCCGCACCGTAGAGCGTAGGCGGTGAGCGTTAAGGGAGCAATAATCCGCCCAAGAGTGTCCGGCAACCAACAATGCGGTTGCTTTTTTTGTTGGTTGAAAATGTACGCCGAACCGGGTCGGAATTGACCGACCGTATCCCGAAAGGGTATGGTGGAAACCTCCGGAAGCAGAGGATAAAAAGCCTTTGCGATAACACAACTGACCAAAAAAGACCAAGCAAAAATCATCTGGCTGGAATCAAAGCGGATGGTTAAGAAATCACCGGTACTTTCCAAGCGGATCCGGACGCTGGTCGCCGAACTGATCAGTGATTTTAACGATGGATCCTTTAAGCCGCTCTCAAGCGACAGTAATACACTTGATGGACTCAATGTTCACTGTGCTCTTATTGATGAATTACACGCAATCGAGGATAAGAACTTGTATGACGTTATCGTTGACGGGATGTCAGCTCGTGAGCAGCCGCTTTCAATCATCACGACAACAGCCGGAACCGTTCGTGAGGGGATATTCGACATCAAATATGACGAAGCTGAGCGGATCATTAATGGTTATGACGATCCGGACGGATACAAGGATGAGCGTGTGTTACCAATTATCTATGAACTGGATGAGCGGAACGAATGGACGGATGAAAAGGCATGGAAAAAAGCAAATCCAGGGCTGGGAACGATCAAAAGCATTGACCAGCTACGCCAAAAGGTGAAGAAAGCCCAAGCAAATCCTTTGTTAGTAAAAAACTTGCTGACAAAGGATTTCAATGTTCGGGAAACAACAACTGAAGCCTGGCTTACCTTTGAACAACTCGACAACAAAGAAACATTTGATATATCCAAGCTTAAACCGCGCTATGGGATCGGCGGAGCGGACCTTTCCAGTACAACAGACTTGACGGCTGCTTGCGTTCTGTTCATGGTCCCTGGCAACGATAAAATTTATTTTGATCATATGTACTGGTTGCCCGAAGATTTGCTGGAGAAGCGGGCAAGGGAGGATAAGATACCCTATGATCTCTGGCATGAGCAAGGACTACTCCGTACCTGCCCGGGGAACAGCGTTCACCCGAAATATGTAACCGAATGGTTTGTCGAAGTGATGAGAGAAAAGGATGTTTATCTATCCTGGGTTGGATATGATTCCTGGTCAGCAAAATACTGGGTAGAAGAGATGGAAAATACCTTTGGAAAACAAGTAATGGTCCCGGTCATCCAAGGGAAAAAAACTCTTTCCGGACCCATGAAAAAGTTAGGGGCTGATCTGGAATCAAAGAAAGTCGTTTACAACAATAACCCAATTACAAAATGGTGTTTGGCCAATACATCGGTGGATATAGACAAAAACGACAACATTCAGCCGGTCAAGAGCGTTCAGCGCCGCAGGATTGACGGTGCAGTTGCCATGCTAAACGCTTATGTTGTTCTGCAGCAGAAACTAAATGATTACCTCAATATGATTTGAAGGGGGTGATAAGTTGGGATTCTGGAGTAGGTTATTCAGAAGCAAAGAACCGGAGCCGCAGAGGACCGTTATTCAGCTCGTCAATGAGACTGGTAACGGTTTTTTTACATGGAATGGTGATTTATATAAATCAGATATTATTCGGGCAGCGATCCGGCCAACAGCACGAGCGGTCGGGAAGCTCACACCTAAACATATCCGGGAAGATGCGAAGGGGATCAAGGTAAATCCGGATGCTTATATCCGTTTTCTTTTGGAAGAACCAAACACATTCATGAGCGGACAAATGTTCCAAGAAAAAATGACGACACTGTTATTACTGAATCATAATGCGTTTGCGCTGATTGTCCGTGACAGCTTTGGCTTGCCGTCACAGATTTATCCGATCCCGGCGTTATCTGCCGAGGCAATCTATGAAAAAAGTGAACTCTACCTAAAATTCCTGTTACGGAATGGGAAAACATTTCAATTCCCCTATCGTGACATCATTCATTTGCGGCTGGATTACCACATGAATGACGTATTCGGCGAAAGCCCCGCTGAAGCATTGGCGGACCTGATGGAAGTTGTAAACACAACGGATCAGGGTGTTGTCAAAGCAATTCAAAATAGCAATGTGATCAAGTGGATTTTAAAGTTCACGCAAACTTTGCGGCCGGAGGACATCCGAAGAAATGTGGATGAATTCGTCAAAGAGTACTTGGCTATTGATAGCGAAAATGGCGGTGCGGCCGGTGTAGATGCCAAGGCTGATCTAATCCAAGTGAAACCTGAAAGCTATGTACCCGATGACAAGCAGATGGAGAAAACCACTCAACGGGTATATAGCTTTTTTAATACCAATGAAAAGATTATTCAGTCGAGGTTCACAGAGGATGAATGGAACGCTTTTTATGAATCAGTTGTTGAGCCGATCGCTATACAGATGAGCCAAGAATTCACACGGAAACTATTTAACCGAAGAGAAAGGGGGTTTGGAAACAAAATCATTTTCGAATCATCCAACCTGCAATATGCTTCTATGTCTACTAAGTTGAATCTTGTCCAGTTAGTGGACCGTGGGGCAATGACACCTAACGAATGGAGATCAGTATTGAATCTCGGCCCGATCGAAGGAGGCGATAAACCAATCAGGCGGCTTGATACTGCTCCGATAAGCGAAGGGGGTGAAGAAAATGGCGAAGGTGAAAGTCAAGGGAACAATCGTCCCGAATGACGTGAAAGAAATTTATGAATGGTTCGGCATTGATGTAACAAGCCCTAATGATGTAAGTAATGTCATCGAACAGTTAGATGGCGAAGAAGTGGAAGTAGAGATTAATTCCGGTGGGGGCGATGTATATTCAGGATCAGAAATTTATACTTCCTTGAAAAATTACCCTGGCAAAGTCAATGTCAAAATCACTGGGATAGCTGCCAGTGCTGCAAGCGTGATCGCTATGGCCGGTGATCGGGTCCAGATATCACCGACCGCACAGATCATGATCCACAATGTTTCTTCCACGAGAAGCGGCGACTACCGCGATATGCAGCATGAAGCAGGTATTTTGGAAAATTACAACAAGTCCATCGCTAATGCTTACATGTTGAAAACAGGCTTGTCGCAAGAAAAATTGCTGGAATACATGAATAAAGAAACTTGGTTGAATGCTCAACAAGCAAAAGAGCTGGGTTTTGTGGATGAGATCATGTTTGATGAAGGCAATCAGCTTGTAGCAAGCATGACAAATGGATTTGTTTTACCGCCGCAAGTAATCAGCAAAATAAGAAACCTGCTTTCAACACCATCAGATGGTGATCAAAATAAAAAGCTTTATCAAGCAAGACTCAACTTTTTAAAACTGAAAGGAGAAATGAAGGGTGAAATACGCTGAATACATGAAAAAGCGAAGCGAATTGCTGAATGAAGCTGAGCAATTCATCAATGAAGGCAAGTTAAAGGAGTATGAGGCAAAGGAAAAAGAAGTGAAGGAATTGGATGCAAAATATGAAGCAACAGCGAAAGCACAAGCTAACATCAACGCCTTGAAGGAACAAAAACCGGCTGAAACGGTTATGAATTTGCTCACGGAAAAGGATGGTGTAAAAGTGACAACAACAGATCCAGTAAACGCAAAAGATGCGAAAAAAGTCTATCTCAACGCATGGGCTAAAAACATGATGGGAATGTCCCTTAACGATGATGAAAAAGTTGTTTTTGACAAGGTAAATAGCAGCTTCAAGAACGAAACACAAACCGCCGCTACACATGCGGTCCTGATTCCTGAAACGGTTCGTGATGGGATCTGGAGAGAAGCAGGGGAACTGTTCCCGATTCTTGGAGATATCAATATGACGTTTGTTCCCGGAGACTTAACGATTCTTAAAGAAACAAACTCTGGGGCTGATGCCGATTGGTACGATGAACAAACTGTCGTTGCCGATAGTGATTTTGCGGTTGGAGAATTGAACTTAACCGGTTGTGAGTTGGTCAAAGCCATCCCGATTAGCTGGAAGTTGCGCAAGATGTCTATCGATGCGTTTATCTCTTATATTCAAACCCTGCTTGCTGAAAAAATGGGTGCGGCATTGGCAAAAGCGATTGTCAGCGGTTTAGGTAAACCGGGAGCAAGTGACACCTTCAAACCGCAACCGCGGGGAATTATTACTGCAATCGATGCTGAAGCTGGAACCCCGCAGATTGTGACGTATGACCCAGACAATGACACTACTCCGGATCCGCTCACCTATGACAAACTGGCTCAAGCTATGGGATTGATTAAATCCACTTACAAAACAGGTGCTTCCATCTACGCAAAAAGCTCTGTCATTTGGGGTGTTCTGGCTCTCTTGAAAGACAATCAGGGCCGGCCGCTGTTCATTCCGGATGTCACTGCCGGAGGTGTTGGGCGGATTTTCGGACTCCCTGTTAAAGAAGAAGACAGCATCCCTGACGGGGATATTCTGATCGGGAATGTGGCCCGTGGATATGCGATGAACGTCAACGAAAACATGACCATCTATACTGAAGATCACGTCAAAGCTCGTTACACCGACTATATGAGTTATGCTATCGTTGATGGGGATGTACTGACCACGAAAGCATTTGTTTATATTGAAAATATCTCGACCGTTTAATAAAGCCTTTCCAAATGGTTAGGCTCTTAATTTTTTTCAGGAGGTAAATAAACATGGACGCAAAGGTTATCAAGAAATTCATTGATAAACAAACCAAGATAAAGTATCGCCCCGGTGACAAATATGAAGGCACAAAAAGCCGGATTGAGGAGTTAATCAAGTTAGGTTTTGTGGAAGCCAAGAAAGAAGCCGAGTAGGTGCGATAAATGCTGAGGAAATCACATGACAATCCAGAATCTCTCCGTATTGCGGGGCGAAACGAACTGCAATTTCTGACAGTAAGGGAAATCAAGCAATTGCTAAGAAAAAATCGAATCCAGTATAGCCATCAACTGACAAAAGAAGAGTTGATCCAGGTGGTGGTAGATAATGGCGCTGTTGGATGATGTAAAACAAGCGCTGCGGATCAGCATAAATAACACCAATTTTGATACTGAAGTAAATGATCTAATTAGTGCCGCCCGATTGGACTTGATTCAATCGGGTGTTTCCGCTGATAAGGTGAATTTAGACACAGATCCGCTCATCAAACGGGCTGTCATCACCTACTGCAAAGCGAATTTTGGCTATGACAACCCCGAAGCAGATCGCTTTCAGCAGTCATACACCATGCTGAAACAGCATCTGTCTCTGGCCGGGGATTATCGGGAGGTTCCGGTTGATGAGACACAATGACGTAATACATCTCATATATGTTGACACAACCTATGACGAGATCGGCAATCCAGTAGAAGTTAAGACAGAGCGCATGGTGTATGCGAACCAGTTTGAGGTAAGTTCTACCGAATTTTATGAGGCGTCCGCACAAGGATTGAAACCGGAAAAACAGTTTGAAATATATTCGTTTGAATACCAAGGTGAGGAGCAGTTAAAACATGACGGTCAGGTATTCAGAGTGGTCCGAGCCGCAACCAGAGGGGAAAAGACCAGGATCACGTGTCAGAAGGTGACTGGCGATGGTTAAGGATTTATCTAAAGAAATTGCAAAAGCCCTGGCAGAGTACACGAACGAAGTCACAGAGGGGATGGAAAAGGCCAAAGAGGAAGTGGCCAAGGAAACAGTAAAAGTCTTGAAAAGAACTAGCCCGCGTCTGACCGGGGATTATGCCAAAGGATGGCGCACAAAAAAGGTAGGAACTGCTCAAGTAATTCACAATGCAACGGATTATCAACTTACTCATCTTCTCGAACATGGCCACGCAAAAGTAAACGGCGGCCGTGTTCCTGGCATTCCGCATATAGGCCCGGCAGAGGAAAAGGCCATTGATGAATACACAAAGCGGGTGGAACAGGTGATTAGAGGATGACACTTTCTGAACTTGTTCAAATCCTGAAGGCGACGGGGTTCCCTGTCGCCTATTCGCATTTTCAAGGGCCTCCTCCAAGTATCCCTTTCATTACTTATGTAGAGGTGGGGAGCGATAATATGCATGCTGATAATCGGACTTGGCAGCGAGTCCGAAACATCAACATTGAGCTTTATACCGATAAGAAAGACTTACAAGCAGAGTTGACACTTGAAGCTTTGCTTGATGAAAACAATCTGCCGTATCAGACAACAGAAACTTATATCGAGTCGGAGAAGCTTTTCCAGAAAATCTATGAGATAGGAGTGGTTTAGATGGCAAACCGTGTGCAGTTTGGCCTGAAAAACGTGCATTATGCGACGTTCACGTACGATAGCACCACGAATACGATCACCTATGACACCCCCATCCCGATCCCCGGGGCGGTTGAGTTATCCCTTGAGCCGCGTGGGGAAATGGTCGAGTTCTACGCCGACGATGTTCTTTACTATTCAGCCGGCAACAACCAAGGATATGAGGGAACGCTTTCCATCGCCGTTATCCCTGAACAATTCGCGGTCGATTGCCTGGGCGAGGAAAAGGATGAAACGGATTTGGTGTTGACTGAAAAAGTCACATTGAAAGGGAAGCCGTTTGCATTGTTGTTTGAATTCGACGGAGATGAAAAAGCGGTCCGTCACGTTCTGTACAACTGCGCAGCGAACCGTCCAACTATTACGGGGGCTACTAAGACCGATACAGTCGAAGTCCAGCCAAACGAATTGACATTTACAGCGTCTCCAAGACAGACAGATGGCGCAGTCAAGACGAAGACAACAGAGACAACGCCTGCTGCTGTTTACGATGCTTGGTATACAGCCGTATATGAGAAATCAGCGACAACGACAGCATAGAGGGGATGAGCAATGGAGAAAACAATCATTATTGACGGCAAAGAAGTACGTTTTAAAAGCACAGCTGCAACTCCTTTGAGATATAGGGCCCAGTTTGGCAGGGATTTCTTTGCTGAGATTTTAAAAATGGGTGCGCTTGAGAAGTTAAGCAACCTTGATCCTGAAAAAGTAACACGTGAAGACTTGGAAGGGCTGGATTTTGAAGTCTTCTATAATATCGCTTGGGTTATGGCTAAAACAGCAGACCCAAAAATACCGGATCCAATCAGTTGGTTGGATCAATTCGACGTTTTCCCCATGCTGGACATTATCCCTGAGTTGCAAGATCTGATTTTGAGCAACATCCAAAGTAAAAAAAAATAGACCATCAAAAAGGAACGGACAGCGGGGCCCCAATCTCCGTTGATTCGTTCCTTTTGATCTGTAAACAGTGCGGTCTGGATTGGTTAGACATGGAAGAGATGACGGTTGGCATGTGTTTGGATTACATCGAGGAGTATGTCAAGATGAACAACCCGAAGAAGAAACAAACGAAGCCAGCTCGTAAGGCAACCCAGGCTGACTTTGATGCATTCTGACCGGAAGGTAGGAGATAAAAGGATATGGCAAAGAGAATTCAAGGAATCACTATTGAGCTTGACGGGGATACTAGGCCTCTTCAAAAAGCCTTGGCAGATGTCGACAAGCAAAGTCGGGATCTCCAGAAAGAACTTAGAGACGTTGAGCGGCTACTCAAATTTGACCCAGGCAATGTCGAGACCTTAGCCCAGAAACAAGAACTATTGGCCCAGCAGGTGGAGAATACCACAGAGAGATTAAATCGGCTCAGAGCAGCACAAAGCCAAGTCGAGCGGCAGTTCCAGCGCGGCGAGATTGGAGCAGACCAATACCGTGCATTTCGGCGCGAGATCCAGTTCACCGAAGCCCAATTGAGCAAATTTAAGCGGGAGCTTGAATCTGTTAATGAAACTAAAGCCCTGAAGAACGCTAGAAGAGATGCGGACCGAGTTGCCGAGAGTCTTGACAAAGCAAAAGAAGCTGCAGGGGAATTAAGAAACCAGCTCGAGACTGTTGGCGCTGCAAGCGCGGCTGGTGCTGTAGCATCGGCTTTAGATTCAGCGTCATTAGATACGAGCATTGAAATATCGATGGATGTTCCGCCTGAATCGGTCCAGGCGGTTAAAAGTGCTGTTAAGACCGTAACAAGCTACATCGGGGACCAGGAAGCAGCATTGGAAGGCGTTCGGCGACAATGGGCATTAAATGCAAATGCAAGTGATGAGGCAAATGCTCGTATTGTCAAAGGAGCAGGAGCGATTGCCAGAGCTTATGCCGGTATTGATTTCACAGAGCTAATACAAGAAACGAACGAAGTATCAAAGTCGTTAGAAATCAGTAATGATGAAGCGCTCGGATTAGTGAACGCGCTCTTAAAAATGGGATTTCCTCCTGAGCAAATTGATATTATTTCTGAGTATGGACTCCAGCTAAGGATGGCCGGATATGAAGCGGAGGAGATCCAGGCGATTTTTGCGGCGGGCATTGACACTGGAACATGGAACATTGACAACCTGCTTGATGGTTTGAAGGAAGGAAGAATTCGGCTTGCAGAGTTTGGCGAGGAAGTACCGAAAGCCGTTAAGGAGCTTCTGGAGGGAACGAATATTTCGGCGAAGCAATTGCAGCAGTGGGGGCAAGCGGTTGCCCAAGGTGGTGAAACCGGAAAACAAGCAATGGTTCAGGTTGCCCAAGCATTGAACAACGTAGACAACGAAACAAAAAGAAACACTCTTGGTGTAGCTATTTTCGGTAAACGGAAGTTGTGCCGAAATAAAACCGGGCAAAATCGGTGGAAGCTAAGTGAATCGGCGTGAATAAAGTGTTATGGCATTTTATAATAAATTATGAAGGGCTAGGGGGACGCCCCGAAAAGCAGATTCCCGACTGCCTGCCCTTCATTTAATTATTCGGGATACAACTACGGGAGGTTGTAAAATGAATAAGGTTTGTTCTGATTGCGGGAAGGAAAAACCGTTAGATGATTTCGTAAAAGACAAACGATACCCTGATGGGCATAGAAAAAGGTGTAAACAATGCGAAAACTTGAGACGAAGAAAAACACCTGTACTACCGCAACCGAGAGATGGGCACAAATATTGTGCTAAATGTCTTAAAGAAAAACCGTTGGATGAATTTAATTTCAGAAACGTAAAAGGGGAAAAGAAACCATTCAGTTATTGTAAAGAATGCGAAAGAGAATACAATCGAAACAAATATCTTCATGTGTGCCAGAAATGCGGAAAAAGTTATCGTTCAGGGAAAAATAAATCTACTTATTGTAAGGAATGTTACTCGGAGCTTTTAAGAGATTTAGAGACCAACCCTTCAAAAGTGATATACATGGACTGGAGCGGAGAAAATAACCCTATGTATGGGGTTAGACGTTTCGGAAAATCTAATCCTAATTATAATCCCAACAAAACAGACGAAGAAAGAGAAAGAGAACGTCTTGTTGAAGGTTACAGCACATGGAGAACGCAGGTGTATGAAAGAGATAATTACACATGTCAATGTTGCGGAGACAATAGAGGCGGAAATTTAATAGTCCATCACTTGGACAGTTGGGATTGGTGCAAAGAAAAACGTCTTGATGTCAGCAACGGGATAACTTTATGCGTGACATGCCATAAAAGATTTCATGATATATATGGTTATGGAAAAAATACTAAACAACAATTTTATACTTTTTTGTTATTAGTCCAAAAGCACTCCGTATGAGTGCTTTTTTTATTACGCCGATTCATATGCCAACACCGAGGTAACGGGGAACACCACCCCGCACCGTAGAGCGTAGGCGGTGAGCGTTAGATGGGAGCAATAATCCGCCCAAGAGTGTCCGGAAACCAACGAACGTTGGTTGAAAATGTACGCCGAACCGGGTTGGAATTGACCAGCCGTATCCCGTGAAAGGGTATGAGGGAAACCTCCGGAAGCAGAGGATAAAAAGCCTTTGCGATAACAAATTGACAATGTGGGAAGACCAAGGAACGGCCATCACTGACACAATCCTTGGCGCAAAAAACCAAGTAGTTGATTTGAAGGCGAATCAAGAGCAGCTAAATGAATCTATCCAACAGCTAGACAACGATCCGGTGGTGAAGTTCAAGCAAGCATTACAGGAACTACAGACTGCCCTTTCCCCTCTTTTAGATCAGATTTCAAACATCGTGATGAAAATTGCTGATTTTATCCAAAACAATCCCCAACTCGCTGCAACAATTATGGTTATCGTCGGAGCTGTGGGAGCCTTTTTGGGTGTGCTAACAATATTGGGACATATCATCATCGGAATCACAGCAACAATAGGTTTGCTGGCTGGTGCATTTGGGGTTGCATCTTCAACAGTCTTAATCGCTATAGGTGTTCTGGCTTCTTTAATCACAATAGGTGTTTTAGTTTGGCAAAACTGGGACACGATCAAGGCAAAAGCTATTGAGATTTGGGGTGCAATTAAGAATTGGTTAGTTCAAACATGGGAAAACATTAAAACTCAAGCAAGCGAAAAATGGGAATCGATGAAACAAACGATCCAAAACAAGATGGACAGCGCTAAGAAGAAAGTCACTGATATTTGGAACTCCATAGTGAGCTTTTTGAAGGGGATCAACTTATACCAAATCGGGAAGGACATTATATCGGGCTTGATAAACGGAATTAGCAGCTTGAAAGATAGAGCTTTGAAAAAAGCTCAAGAGATTGCGGACGGCATCAAAAGCCGCATTAAAAGCGCTCTTGGAATCCATTCCCCTTCCCGCGTGATGATGGAGTTAGGTGAAGACACTGGCCAAGGGTTTGTTCTTGGTCTGGAGTCAGCAATCAGGAATATCCAGCGAGTATCTGATCAGCTCGCAACCGCTTCAATGCCTCAGCAGGGTTCAGGTGCATTAGTAAGCACATCAAACGACCGGGTGAACAATGTCACAGTTTACAACTATGGCCCGGATCTGACCGGCCAAAGTGTGATTAATGCGCTACGGCGTAAGGAGTGGTTAAGTTGAGCCGGATTAAATACATGTGGTACGGAACGCGTCCGGAAATAAGGTTCGACGTTACGGAATCATGGGTAATACAAGACTCTTTCGAAACATTCCCCGGGGATAATTTCACAATAAGGAACCCATCAACTATGGACGGGACCACCACCGGTTGGCTTCAAACGGATTATCGTGCTTATACCGGGACGTACTCAATCCGGAGCGAACCCATGGAAAGCATCGCAGGAGTTCACCAATACGCCAGGATCGACTTTGTTTTCGAAGTGCCTTCATACGCAAGAAATGTGAAAATCAATTACATGTACTTCCAGGATTCCGAAGAAGGTTATGACGGCCTAAAAGTTTACTTTAATGGCGCCTTGGTTCACAACTATATCACCAATGGGACGTATTATCAGTGGACGCCTGGCGAAATCTCGACGAGTCAACGTGGTCAGTGCATGATCACGTTTGAGTATGACAAAGATGGAGCAACGGACGGCGGGGAAACTGACGCCGTCTATATAGATGACCTTGAAGTAAATTGGGAAGTTGAAAGCATCGCGGAAACACCAGGCACGGAGTTAATTCGTTTTGATGGTTCAAATGGGTATTATTTGATGTATCATCGCACTGGCGCGCAAGCACCGCCGGTGAACTTGGTTGAACAACGGGTCCCCTTCCGTCCAGGAAGCATGTTTCAATACCTCGACATTCAGCCGAGGGACGTGGAATTGGGGATTTTAGTGGAAGGAAAAAGCCCAGGAGATTTAAGGGAGAAAATCAGAAACCTCACGACAAAGTTAATAGGGACAGATGGCGCTCTATATGCTCGTTACTCAAACGGAAAAGAACGCCGGCTTTATTGTATGTATAAAGAAGGGCTAGAAGGCGAAGAAACTCGCGATACAAAAGGCGTTGGATACTTTCAAAAACTTGTTCTTGTTTTTCGGGCCTTTGACCCGTTTTGGTATTCGACGGGCTTGGTGGCCAGTCGCTACGCGTCGGAGTTTGCATACTATCGAAACACTGGCGATTACGACGCTTACCCGATCGTGATAGTCGACGGCCAAGTGTCAAATCCGGACCTGGCCATATGGCAAACCGGAAGCGGTGGCGAGCCACCCGCGGGAAGCCCCCAACGCCTTAGAGTTAATGCGACTATTGCAAGCACGCGACGTCTTTTTATTGATATGAAGAAAAGAACGGTTCTACTTGACAATGGAACAAATCTTTACGGCTCGGTAGACTCAACGTCCAATAATTTTGCCTCTGTTCCGCCAAAGCACCAAAACAATTTTGCGTTAGATGTGGATATTGATGGCCAGGAAGAGGACGGGCGCTATCATGTCTACATCGAGACGCCACATTGGGGGGTGTAATTGTGTAATATGAAGCCGGAATATCGAATCAGAATCCGAAACGCAAATCTCCGATTTGTTTGGGAAATCACCGATTATATTGATTTTCAATATACCCTCCGAATGAATGCCCTGGGAAAGTGGGTGTTGACTCTACCATACAATTCAGAGTCAACGCGACAGCTCCTAGGGCTTTTAGTTGCTGGGAACCGCGGCGTGGGCGGGATCTATGTAGAGCGTGACGGGCAATATCTGTTTTCGGGTCCGCTTCTGGATCATGAATATTCATTTGATCAGAACGGTGAGATTATGACATTCATCGGCGCGGACGAAATGGATTTTGTCGCGCGATCCCTGGCGTTAGCTCACCCGCGATACTTTCAGTCGCCGTTTATGAGGGATAGCGCCGGAAACCATACGGACTATATGCCGAATGACCGGCAACAAAGACCAAGCGAACCAAGCCGATCGAGTAGCGAATGTTTCTGGGACATATTCGAAAAGAACAAAGCGCAGCGTGCACACCAAACTAGGCGTATCCCGCAACTATACGTTAAGTTCACACAGGGTTCACCTAATGATGTTGGGAGTGAAAGATACCCGAGTGGCGATTTGAGCACATTTCCAAATCCCAATCCAATCGTAACCAGGGGCGACCCGATGATGGACATCTTGGAACAGATAGTAAACTATAGCGAATCAACGGTCTACAACAGCGACGGGACCGTGTGGAAGCCGCCGCATCCAATCATTCTCACCTCCAAACAGTCATATGAACCGAATTTAGGGACTTCTTATGGCGGATGGTGGATCGTCTTTGAATTTAAGGCATGCCCAAATAAAACGTCATCCATCATTTTTTCAAAAGAACAAAGAAATGTCCTCCGGATACGTCGGACCCGAACAGCGCCAACCGCCAATATGATACAAATCGCCGGAAGTGGAGAAGGGCCTAACAGGGTATTTGCCCATAGCGGTGATGAACCGACCCGCACGATTTACGGTGACCGGGAAGCCTTTGTCGAGTTTACCGGTTTCAAACGCTCAGAAACTAGTGACCATCGACAGGAAATTGAAGAATTGAAACCACAACTTTATGACGAATTGAGAAAAAATACAGCTCAGACGACTATTGAAGCTGATGTTGTTTCGATTGATGGAATGGAATATCACAGAGACTGGTTTCTTGGTGACCGTGTAAAGGTGAGGACTCCGCTGGGGGATGATGATGTGATCATCCGTGAAGTCTCAGGGGCTATTGATTCAAACGGAGAGAATATCCAAGTGCGGTTAGGTACAACTCCAGCGCCTCTCTATGGCTTGGATGACAAAAAGAAAATCGCGGATCACCGCGGATGGATTCAGAACATGACCAAAAGAACAGGGGGGTTATGATGGCTAGATTTGAACCGATTTTCAAGTACTATGAGTTTAAAGACAATCAATCAGAAAAGATTGTTGTTGAAATAGATCCCCAAGATGGAAGTGATTGGCCGTTTCATAATTTGGTTCTATGTGAATTAAACCCTGATACAGGACAATGGGAACTTTCTCAAAATGAATGGGCTCCTTTGGCGACAACAAGTGAAAATTCTCTAACTGACAAGAAAAGCGTTATAAAAGAAGCTTGCTATCAACTTGTACAAAGATTAAATAACGAATAATACCATAGGGGGAAACTGCAGGAGGAAAAGGAGATATGAATGAAAACGGAGTTATCATTTCTGCAAAGGAAATGTACACAGCGCTCCAGGAGGTATCGAAATCGTTGCAAAGAATTGAAGGACGACTAGATAAGCTTGAGGGACGAATTGAAGCCGCTCAACAGGCGAGCGAGAGAAGCCAGAAGGCGTTAGAATCGGTAGATGAACGTAGCCGAGAAGCACTTAATAAGGCAGAAGATGCATTAGACTTGGCGAAAAAGATTGAGGACCAAATAATCTGGATGTGGCGTATAGTTGGAGGGGCCATTGCAACAGGCGCAATAGGAGCGCTTTTTTATTTTGCCCAACAATCGATAGGAGGATGATAATGATGGAAAGTCTTGAATATGCTTTGATTCCAGTCATTTTAGGGCTTTGTGAGTTAGTGAAACAAGTGGGGTTGCCTTCACGGTGGGTCCCGCTTGTTTCTTTGGTGTTGGGTGTAGTGTTTGGTGCTTTCTTTTTGCAAGGTAGCATTTCTGTAAAAGTTTTACAAGGTGTTGTTTTGGGGCTTTCTGCATCCGGTCTTTATTCTGGACCGAAAAACTTGATCAAAGGGGGCAAGTCCAAATGAGCGTGTATGTTGTGATTGATCCTGGACATGGTGGTAAAGACCCTGGCGCTATTGGTTTTAAGATCAATGAAAAAGATGTGGTGTTAAACCTGGCGAAAAAACTAAATGATCATCTTGGGCAATATGAAAAAGCGGTCGTATCCCTTACCCGTTGGGATGACCGCTTTTTGGAACTGAGCGAACGCGCTAAGTTCGCCAATGATCGAAATGCTGACCTTTTCATCTCATTGCATAACAATGCCGCGAGCGCATCCGCCCACGGCTTTGAATCGTTCATCTATGTTAACGCCAGTACTACAACCGCACGGTATCAGACTATTCTCCATGAACAAGTTATGAATTACCTGGCACAAGTCGGTATCCATGACCGTGGGAAAAAACGTGCAAATTACGCGGTGCTCCGTGAAACCAAGATGCCGGCAATCCTACTTGAAAACCTCTTTATCACAAACGAAAAAGAAAATAAACTCTTAAAAGATGATGCCTTCCTGGATAACTTGGCCGCGGCAATTGCCGCCGGGATCGCCAAAATTTTCGGTCTGAAAAAGAAAAACACGGCACCTAAGCCGATGTATCGCATTGCCGTTGATGAGGAGGTGATATATGACACAGCCTACGAGTCCAAAATTACTGATGCTGTACTGGAAGCGGTAAGGAAAGGCTCTAAGGAAATCCAATTGAAAAAACTTTAA